TTAGGACGAGGCAGTATGGGCACAGTCAGCGATACGGTAACAATCGCCATTGCCGCTAAAAATGCCAACAAAAAAGCCGTGGCCAGTCTAAGTTGGATTGAACAGAGATGACCTACAGAAAATATATTAACATCGTAGAAGCAGCCAACAAGGGCTGTCCTATTGCTACCTACGACATAGATGTTAACTTGAAGAATCGTCAGAAGGCCATTGATGATTATCACTACGGTCCAGCCAACCCAGATGAGCCTGGCTCATATTGGAAAGATGCTGCCAAACGTTGGAACATAACGGAAAAGACTGCCAAGACAATGAAGTGTGGTAACTGTGCGGCATTTGATGTAAGTGATAAAATGTGGGCATGTATTGAAGAAGGTATCAAAGGCAACAGCAAAGAAACTGACGCTATGGCTACTATACATCGAGCAGATTTAGGATATTGTAACTTTTTACATTTCAAATGCGCAGGTACCCGTAGTTGTACTGCTTGGGTTACAGGTGGCGCAATAGATAATAAGGATCGTACACAATGAGAAATTGGATCAACGTGATTGAAGGTAAATTTAGAAAAGATAATCTTGAAGAATTTAAACCTAAAAACGATGCCTTAAACGATCTTAAATCTAAGTATTTGCCTGATTGGGAAATGTTAGATCATCTTACACTGCAAGCCAAATATGTAGCCAACGATCATAGGCATGCTTTAGAGTTTACAAGTGTTATTAACCAGCTCTGTGAAAAGATGGATCACTTTGCTGAAGTAACACAGGATGTTGCAGAGGTCACTGTGAAGACTACTACATTTGATGTCAAAGGTCTGACTATTTTAGACTTTCAATTAGCCATGCGTATAGATGATTATGCAACACGCAATAATATTGAGCAAGTTAGAATGAGCGGAAACTTTGGAATGCACGCCTAATAAAATTAGTGGAGCAAAAATTGTTTGCTAGACAAGATATAAAATTGATGTCTAACCCTATTTGTATTAACACTGCACTAGTGACTGCTGAAGATTTTCAATACTATGACAAAGACGGATTTGAACTCAACAAGGCAGAACAGAAGTTTTATGCCCAAATGGGTTATCCCATTAACAATCCTATACTGAATCACACCTGCTGGCAAGAACCTTGGTTTAAATTAGAGCGTACTGATTCAGAACTCATTTTAGATCATTGTATGTTCCTTTGCAGATGCTACTATGGTGGCGAAGCACAAGAGCAATTAAAACAATTACAGTCAACAATTCCTACTGTCAACTATTTGTTGCGTACTCGTCCCAAGTGGGGATTTGACTTTGCGTTAGACGGTATAGCACCTGACGGTACTCTATTTGAAGTATTACATGTTGAGTTTGACAGTATTGATTATGAGCACTTTAAAAATCGTATGATATACATGGAGTACGCAGTGCGTCATACTGACTGGCAAGACGCCGCACAACGTATATGGGCAGAACGATCTAATTGGCAAAATTTAAAAGGATTTGCACAAAATGATTGGAAAGCACAGTTCTTATTAGGTTGGAACAAGTGTGAATACACTGAAAAAACAGTATAAATAATCAGATACTATTATTGGAGTTATAATGAAAAAGTTATTATTAGTTTTACTGGCAGTGCCCATGCTAGCACTTGCACAGAACAAGATGCCTGCAAAATCAGCAACATATGATGCACAAATTTTACGAGTGAGTGATGGCGATACTATTGTAATCGCCGCACCCTTTCTCCCACAGCCGCTTAAACCCGAACTTGCTGTTAGAATCTACGGAGTCGACACGCCAGAAAAAGGACACAGAGCTCAATGTCCACAAGAAGACCAGCGAGCCCAATTGGCGAGTAAATTTACAACTCAAGCCCTACAATCCTCAAACAAACACCAAGTTATTATCTATGGATGGGATAAGTTTGGTGGCCGTATATTGGGAGATATCTTGGTAAACGGACAGAGCATTCGTCAGGGACTTATTGCTAACGGCCTAGCTCGTGAATACTACGGCGATGCCAAACAAAGCTGGTGTCAGTAATGGACTACCCAGTATACCCTGAGGACGATGGATATGATAAACCGCGCAACCCTTACAGCCCTGTGTAAAAGTATGATCACAGGTTTTGCCATATACGGCATTGGCATGAGTTTAGCCTACGCTGGTTATATTGGACAAGAATACGATCCACAACATGACTGGTGTGATCCAAGATTTTGTTGCAATCCAACGAAGGTAACTTGATGAGAGCCCACGAGTTTATCACTGAAAGAAAAAAGAAACGCAAACAACCTAAGTGGGCGGCATATGGTCCTGGTCCTTATGGACTATATGGATCAAGTGTTGGATATAGTGGTGACGGTGGAGGCGATGGCGGAGAAAGCATACATGAACTTGCAGATGGTATGAAATTTGTAGAACCAAATTTTAGTAATGAATGGGAAGAAGCAGAACGCTATCCAGAGTTTGTAAAGTTAGGTAAAGATGCTTGGATCGAACTTGCTCGGAAAGGCAAGGCAATAACTATCAACAATGCTCAAAATATCAACAACACAGATGCCGCTGATCCAGATAGTTTTAAATTATTACATCCGGAAAAACAAAAACGTGCCCTAGCACAACTTGAAAAAGGCACAGTTGAAATGCCTATTGTTGCTGTTTATAGTGATGGTCAAAAAGAACTTATTGGTGGTAATACAAGACTTACTGCTATGATGGCAAGGGACGGTAAAGCAACTATTTGGGCATTTCGAGTTCCTAGCAAACAAGGTGTAGAGGAAAACTTTGCAGATGGGAAGAATCCAGGACGTAAAGGCTTGGCCAAACGTAGCGGAGTAAATACCAAAGCCAGTGTTAGTGACTTGCGCAAGACTGCCAAAAATAGTACAGGCGAAAAACAACGTATGGCACATTGGTTAGCCAATATGAAAGCAGGTAAAAACAAATGAGTCTAAAAGAACTATTAGTTTCTCTATATGAAAGCCTTGCACGTTTTGGTTGCGGATTAGAAGGAATACCTTATGAGAGCGAATGAATTTATAACAGAAGGTTGGAGCCAAAAGTATAAGAGCAGTATCAACTGTTCTCATCCTAAAGGGTTCAGTCAAAAGGCACATTGTGCTGGTAAGAAAAAACATAACGAATCCACAGCGATGGAGATGACTTGTCCAGACTGCGGTATATCAGAAGACTGGAACAAAGTCAACAGACGAGACAAGACTGATGGTCTAAGTAAAAAAGCTGTCAAAGCCTATCGTAGAGAGAACCCAGGTAGTAAGTTGCAAACAGCAGTGACCACTAAGCCTAGCAAACTAAAGCCTGGTAGTAAGGCAGCTAAACGCCGTAAGAGTTTTTGTGCTCGTATGTCAGGCAACAAAGGTCCAATGAAGGACGACAAAGGCCGTCCTACTCCAAAAGCAAAAGCACTACGTCGATGGAATTGCGAAAGCATTGAAGACATGCGTCAAATGATATTATTAGCCGAAGCAACAATTAAGCAAATGAAGAGTAAAAATGATAAAAGTATCTGAGTCAGCCAAAATTAAAGTATTGGATTTGTTAGCTGAAGAGAACAATCCAAAATTAATGTTGCGTACTTTTGTACAAGGTGGAGGCTGTAGTGGATTCCAATATGGCTTTACCTTTGATGACCAACAAAATGACGATGACTTTGTTGTTCCTTTAGATACAAAATACAATTTAATTATAGATGGTATGAGTATGCAGTACTTACAAGGTGCTGAAATTGATTACACTGATGATCTAACAGGAAGTCAATTTGTCATACGTAATCCAAATGCGCAGTCCACATGCGGATGTGGCAGTAGTTTTAGCGTATAAGAACACCTACCTTAGGAACGTTAGCGTTACTTCAGGTGTGCCCGGCTGCTGGGCTAGATATTATGGGAGTCGTGCCCCGGAATGGTATCTTGAAGTGAGCACTTTATTTTTCAATAAATGAAAATTGCATTGTTTATACATCAACCCATTTGTGCAGTAGACTCTGCAAATGGTATCATCAAAGCATTAACTCCCCAGTATCAAATTAAATTATTTTCCCGTGACGAAGTTGATCCTACATTTTTTGATGATGTAGACATTGTGTGTTTTCCTGGCGGCTATGGGGACTGTGATAGATTTGACAGATTATTAGAATGGAATGTAGACTTAATTAAACAATTCTTAAATCGAGGCGGAAAGTATTTAGGAATATGTATGGGTGCGTATTGGGCTGACCAATACTATTTTAACCTATTAAACGATGTTAGAGTGGAGCAGTATATTAAACAGCCCAACACCTGTACACGCAGACCGCATCCTAAGGCGATGCCAGTGCAGTGGTTAGATAACAATGAAAGGATGTATTTTTATGACGGTCCTACATTTATTGGTAGTAATATGGACGTTGTGGCTAGGTATAGCAACGGTGATCCTATGGCGATTATACAAAGAAATGTAGGTTTAATTGGGTGCCATTTGGAAAGCGAAGAATTTTGGTATGATAAATCATATTTAAAACCCCACTGGCACAATGGATCACATCATCAAAATCTACTTGAATTTGTTGATCGATTGCGGCTAAATATCTAGTCAACTTGCACGGTGCAAGTATTATGCTGTACCCACAGCGTAGACCTAGAACGTCAAATTAAGGAGAAACAAATGGGACGTCCATTAAACAAAAAATATTTTGCTAACACAAACTATCAAGACTTTGGCTTTGCCAACGTTGGTGGTGAAGGTGTTGCAAGTGTAACAATTGCCGCTCCAATCGCGGCTAGTATGAATACTGGTGCAACAGTAACTTTCAGTGCGCCACAATTAACTGGTGGTCAAACAGCTACTGGTACAGTTACTATTGATGGCAATGGTGATATCGCTGCCATTGCAATAACTAGTGCTGGTTCTGGATACACAGCAGTACCAACTATTACAGTTACTGATACTGTAGCTGGTGGCGCTGAAACTGCTAGCTTAACAAGCGGTAGTGGCGGCGTTACAGTTGCTCTAACAAGCGGTGCAAGTGCTCGTCAAAACAGCATTAAGTGTGAAGCGCAAGTTGGAGAAGGTTCAGAAGTATTAACTGGTAACGTTATTAAGCAAGTTAGTACCAAGCGTTACAAAATCACTACTAGTGATGGAACAGCAGTTTGCAAACTAGTACAATCAGCCGCCTTGGGTGCTAACGAAATGAGTATCACTGCAACTGATGCTAATAGCAATGCTTATTTTGTGCAAAAGTTAACATCACGTATGGCTGTTTTAACTAGAAAAGTTTCTGATAACGGAGATTTCGCAACAGGTGCAAAAGTTAAGTGGACATTTGGTTCTGCAACTTCTGATACAGTAAGTATTGAAAATCAATAATCAATTACGCAGTCAATTAAAAAGCCACCCTAGGGTGGCTTTTTAACGAGTAAAATTAATTACTTCTTATTAACGCCAGCATTAACAAATGCGTACATCTTTTCAGCAGTTTCAAGAACTTTATCTAGTCCTGGAAACTCTGGCATTTGTACGGTATTAACAATTTGACCAGTCTTCTCATCGCGAGTAGCAGTCATTTCCCAACCTTGGAATTTGGCATGGAAGTCGTCTTGTACTAGGCTTTTTGCCATGCCCAAGATGTCTGTACGGATTTCATAGCCGTTCTTGTTGAATTTTACTTCTGGTAGTTTTGGTGTTTCGAATTGTGACATAATAATCTCCTTGTGTGTATGTCTGTCAACAGTTACTTATTGTTCGCTGTTGTACTATTATATATGCCTAGTGATTATAAAGCAACTTATTTTTTGAACTTTTTTACTCGTTCTTTAATAAGTTTAACAACCACATCACTAAGCACAACTTCATAGTGGTTGTAATCTACTTCTACTAATTCCATATCTTTGTGATACTTTTGACTAGCAATCGTAACAACACCATCGTTGTGTTCAGCTAGGAAAGGACTTTGACCTTTCATGGTAACAATATTGGTCCACGGATGCTGTATTTTAATACGATCCGCTTGTTTCATAGCCCAACTACTAGGACCAATATCGCGCATTAGTCTGCTGAATGGTAAGAAGAACTTGGCTACTTCTGCAACTTCTGCACCACCGTATGGTGTACTTAGTGTAACAGCACCTACTACTTGATTGGGCATGGCGTTGGCCAAATGTAATGAATAAATCCCGCCCAAGCTGTGTGCTATAAATGCAATGTCTGTAACATCTTCCAATTGTAGTTGCATCATGTTTAGATTGTTTTCAAAGCCATTACGACTATCGTATTCGATATCTATGCCCTTGCCCAGTTTGCTTCTAATATAATTAAAACTTTCACTTGTGGCGCTGGCCCCGTGAATATAAACTAGATTCATAGTCTACTCCCAAGGAGTTGGTGCGGGTATATCGCAAGGTCCTTGTGCAGGTTCTGTTCCGTAGTCTGCTGGAGTAATGATTTCCAAATACTCCATGTCTGGGCTGTAGTCATACAAGTAGTGTACGATGCCTGGACGTTGCTGTACACAATCGCCCGCTTCAACTAAGTGGATTTTATCTTCGTACATGAACTTGGCCCAACCCTTTAACATGTAAACGATTTGGAACTCTGCCACATGGATGTGCCAGCCTGTACCGCCCGAACCTTCTGGTGGTAAATTGGCTTTAGTGATGTGTGCTAGGACACGCCCGTTAGTGGCATCCTTGACACCTAAATCTCTATATAAGAAAAAGTCACGTAAACCTCCGCCTACAAACTCATTCTCATTATGCTTAACGTGTGAAAACTTTGTGGTCATTTATAAAAGCTCCTGTGTGTATGTATATATGCCTTGCGGCGCAACAAAGTTACTTTGTCATCATTGCTTTAGCTTCTTCTATTCGTCCTTGACGTGCTAGCCAAGAAGCATATCTTGCTTCGCCTACTGCTAATAAAAAATTGCCAACTGAATTTAAAAAGTTTTTCATACTAAGTTTTCCTTGTGAGAATTGTAGTTGAATTGCTGAATATAGCCTTCCAACTGTGCGGCATCGGTAATGCCTTTTGAGCTTAGATATTGATCCAAGCGTGATTGATAAGCGGTTAAATATTTCAAAGGAACTTAGATGAAGCGTACAACGAGAAGTCTGCTGGAAGAACTCAACGAATTTGCCGCAAAAAAGCATTCGGAGAGCGTCATAGAAAGTCGGGCTAATCATATTATTGATAGTGCAGTTAACTTAATTGCCCTCATTAAAGAGCAGTTTGACCCTGAAACTGCATTTGAATTAGAAAAACGTTTTATCAACAGTATTCGAAGTGCTGATCCTGCTAAGTTTACACGTGGTATACGCAAGATTAGGGACAGCAAAGAAACTGCTCGATCGCTCAAAATCATTGAGGGCGATGCAAAAGACCCAGATTAACCGGCATTTCCACTGATTTTTCCTTAGCTGTATAAATAAAAGTAACACACTACTGAGCGTAGTGATGCCATAGATCATAAGGAGAATTAAAATGGCTGGTATTGGATTTTCAAGCACAAACTATATTACAAAGAATGGTAACGCACTAGGTGGTCGTACCCTAATCGTTAGCGTAAACAAAGGCACTGGTAGCCACACACAAGCAGAACTAGACGCACTTATCAAGGCTCTAGGCAATGCAGGTGGTAGCGGTACTGGTACAGACCAAAACGGTCCAGACGCTTTCACAGTAGCAGGCGTAGCAGGAACAATTGGTACAGACCCAGTATACCTAGCACTACAAGGTACTGGTACAGTTGGTACAAGTTCTGGTGACTACGTTGCTGACATCACTTTAGCTGTTGTAGCTGAATTTAAAGATCGTTAATCAGTAACTAACTGTTAAACAGTTAAGGGCTCTTTTTATAAGGGCCCTTTCTTTTTGCCTGTTAAATATAAGCATGGCAAGAATTCAAATACGCACAGTAATAGATATAACAAACACCGGAGTAAAGAGAATTGACATGGGATCTGAAAAGCCTCTCAATCAATATAGAAACTTTACTACATTCATGCAGGTTTTTGGCATTAGATCAATTTTTTCTATAGTACAGCCTCCCGTACAAAAAGACGGGGAATGGACCATGATCATTGACACTGATAGAGATGATGTTTATCATGATGGTACTGATCCTGTAGGTTTATTAAAGAATGATTTAGATACTGTGCCAATAATCACAGGTTTAGACGAAATTAAAGCAATAAAACAGCCAATAATTAAAACTATTGGCAGACAGCCCAACACTTTTGTTAGCCTTTTACAATAAATAATGTATAGGCATATAACAGGCATTGATTAGGCATCAAGTAACGAATCCGTTAACAAAGGAGATCATGCCAAATGGCTAGTACGGAAATTGAAAAAGAAAACTTAGAAGCACACGTTGAACTTTGTGCCATAAGATATCAACAGTTAGAAACACGCTTGACTTCCATCGAAGAAAAGGTAAACAAACTAGCTACCGCTATTCAAGACAGTCAATCCAGTATGACTAAAGTTCTAATTGGTACCGCAGGCACAGTTGTTGCAGGTATCATAAGTGTCATAGTTGTAATTTTAATGAAGACTTAATATGCGTTGGAATGAAATAGTTAGTGAAAAGTTACAACATGCCATGCCTCTGAGCGCACGGATTAATCCAATGACTGGGATGCCTGATCCTAAAAAAGCACAGTCTTTGATTCCTCCTGTGCCCGTACCAGTTGATCCAGGAACCGCTATTCAAAATGCTCTGCCACAAATAGCACAAGTAGTTGGTGGAGCTAGTATGCAGGCAGTACAAGCAGACGATGCACAAGAACAACAAGCCATGCAACAACTAGCGGCAGCACAACAAGAACCTATTGGTGCTGACACTGAAGAAGAAATTCAAAGAATGCGACAACTTTCAGGACAATAAGATGGAACAAGACGCATTACTCAATAAGTTACAATCACTAAAACAAGCAGTCAAACTATCCCTACGTCAAAAGGGAGTTGTAGTGCCAATCAAGACCAAGCGTGGACTACAGCTTGACGATTACGAAATAGTTTTATTAGAAGATGGTTACGCCATATTAGACAAATGGAAAGAGCCAATTCATAAAAATATTTCCTATATGAAAACAGCCGTGATAGTGGCCAATGCAATAGCTCTAAAACGAGCAGTCAAACCAGAGTGGTTACAGGACGATAAAATTGCTGGCTATACTGAATTTGATATAAAACTTTTTGATAAGCGATATACGAAATCATCTAAACAGCAGGATGTATTTGGTATGAGTCACTACAGTATTAGATTATCAGAATCTAAACTTAAACATAAAAATCATATAGATAACGTTAACTCAACATACTTGCGCTTACTGAACACAGTTAAGAGCCTTGAGAAAACTGCTAAATAATGATAACTTACACTTAGGACAATAGAATGAAAACCACAGATTTCGACAACAAAGTTACTAGCAAATTGCTAAATGAAAACTTGGCCAAAAGTTATGGCGCAAAAGTTAACCTAGAAAAGTACACTATGGAACAGCTTGAGGACTTCCGCAATAAGATCCGCACAAAGCTAAGTCAAGTGGAAAGTAACAGTCGTTTCAATGAAACACTACAAAACGAAACTTTTCAAAGAGATCGTTTAATTCTTGATGTTATCAATCAACATATCATTGAAAGACACGAAGCTTCAGGATTGAACGAAAACGTTGATCCAAAACAAGCTGGGGTTGTTCAAGCCGCAATTGACATGCAGAACAAAATTAAGAACATGCTTGAAGATGTTGGCGCAATGATGACTAAGACAATGGTTGCCCTAGCTGATGATATCAAAGATAACATTGGTGCTGATGCCGCAGAACAATTTGGTGCTCTAGTAACTCCAGCACTAGAAGCTGCCATGCAACACTTACAAGGTACACGTGCCGCAGTTGAAGGCGGTGTAGGAATTTTAACTGGACAAGCTCCAGCAACAACTATTGGTGCTGAGCCAGAAGCAGAAATGCCAATGGAGCCAGAAGCAGAATTTGACAATGACATCGAAGCTGAACCAACAGATGACTTTGCAGCCGCTGACGCAGCCGCAGGTGGTCCAGAAGTTGCAGGACGTGAGAAACGTGAAAGCGTTCAATTCCGTCGCCCTTCTATTATGGAAGCTAACAATTTGATGTTTAAATTGGCCAAGTAATGCTATTACGTGAGTTTGATCAAAGTAACGACTTCATATCTGATTTAGAAAACATTCTAAATTTATTTTTGCGCGACTACAATAAACAAGGTAGTCCCGCAAAGATACCTTATGAAGCATTGAACAACTGGCTACAGAAGAACGGATCTTATGGTAGCGTCAACAGATTAATCATTGATAAAGTTTTAGAAAAAAGTGATACACTGTCTAAAATAATTTCAAATTATGATGGTCAAGGTATTACTCTAAGTACAGATTCTGCCGCACCAGATGACACTGCACAAGCACAGCCAGACTTAGAAAAAACTGATCAAGGTATTTCCAAAACTACTCAACAAGCCGCCAGTCGCGCCGCAGAAAAAAGTCTTGACAACTAACAAGTAATAACGTATAATTCTGTTATATGGATATTACAACAACTATAATTAAACCTCCCCCATTTGTAGAACGATTCCAGTATAAGAATTGTAAACAAATCAATCTAGCAGGCAAACGTGTTTATGTCACCCCAGACGGTGATGAAGTTCCTAGCGTTACAACTATACTAGGAAAAACAAAAGACATGACTGCGCTCAATGAATGGCGCAAGCGTGTAGGCGAAGACAAAGCTAGACAAATTACTACAGAAGCCGCAGGAGTTGGTACAGCTATGCATGCCAACTTAGAAAGATTCTTAGCAGGTATAGAACGTATGCCTGGTAGCAATCCCGTGCATGTCAAAGCCAATGCCATGGCAGACACTATTATTCATCATGGACTGAGCAAAGTTAATGAAGTATGGGCTATGGAACAAAGTCTTTACTTTCCAGGCTTGTATTCAGGTACAACTGACTTAGTGGGTGTGTATGACGGTGAGCCAGCAGTAATGGATCACAAACAAACTAACAAGCCTAAAAAAGCAGAATGGGTCGAGGATTACAAACTTCAATTAACTGCGTATATTTTAGCACACAATGAAGTTTACAAAACTGACATTCGCAGGGGTGTTGTGTTTATGTGCAGTCGCGGTGACGATTCTGTTAAAATAGGTGGCGAAGTATATCAGCAGTTTGACCTATTACCGCACGAATTTAACAAGTATCAAGACATGTGGTTTGATAAAGTTGAGGACTACTACAAGAATTATCATGAATAGCCTGATAAATATCTGATAGTTAGAGGATATTAAAATGGCCGTTGTACAGATATCGAAGATCCAAGTTCGTAGGGGCAAGAAGAGTCAAACCAATTTACCACAGTTAAGTGGTGGAGAATTTGGCTGGGCAGTAGACACACAACAATTATACGTTGGTAATGGTAGTGTGGGCGAAGGTGCTCCTTTCGTTGGCAATACAGAAATACTTACAGAACGTAGCAACATTTTTAATCTGTTGGGTGCGTACTCTTATCAAGGTTATCAATTAGATAACAATGGTAATAGCATTGTACAAACTGGCAGTAACCCAAATACTCCATACGGACGTAGCCTGCAACAAAAGTTAGACGACATAGTCAATGTTCGTGACTTTGGTGCATTAGGTGATTATGAAAACGGTGTTGGTACAGATGACACGGCTGCGATACAACGAGCCATTGATCAAATCTTTTTAAACAGTAGTAACAAAACTGCCGTAAGAAGCAGACGTACTTTGTACTTTCCAGCTGGCACATATAAAATCACCAGTGAACTTTACATTCCATCTAATGCTACTCTTATTGGAGAAGGCATTGACAAAGCAATTATTCTGCAAGACGTTGACACTAAGAATACGTTAAGAACAGTAGCCAACAATAGTACTCCAGGCGTATACAAATTAATGGATAGTAGTCCAATTGATTTCAACGACAACACTGCTCCAACTAATGTCTTTATATCTGGATTTAGTTTTAAAAGAAAAGACGGTAGTCAAACAGATACTCCTATTGCACTACTTGATTGCTTGACTCAATCAAGTATTAGACGTTGCAAATTCCAAGGAGTGTGGCAAAACAACGATGGTGAAGACACACTTGGTGCTAGCAGTGCTATTCAATTTAGAGGCATTGGTGCAGTTACAAGTGAGTACGTAACAGTTATAGAGTGCGAGTTTAGCAATGTATCACATGCTGTGTACAGTGACTATGATACCAACAACATTCAATTTAAAGATTGCTATTTTAAAAATCTTTATAGAGCATTCACCTTAGCAAAGAATAGCACAAACATTACAGGCAGAAGTGCTGGCCCTCAATACTATACTGTTGAGCATTGTACTTTTGACAAAATTGATGGAGAAGCAATTAAAGTATTTGCTACTGCATCTAGTAAAGGACACAGAAGTATTGCTAACACATACTTAGACGTAGGTAACAATAGTTTAGAACAAAGTCAACCAGTAACTCCTGTTATTGATTTTAGAGTTCCTGAGTGTGACACTGTTGGTGATTACTTCCAACGTAGCATTGACGTAAACAATCTAGATCAAAACAAAACTGGATTGAATAGTTCTATGGTAGCATATCTACCAGACGTACTAGGAGTTGACAGTGTACAGTACAGTTCAAAGTCAACTACACTATTTTTTAACACACAAGAACTTACACCAAAAATATTAGTTAAAGCACCATGCTGGGGCTCAACTAAATTAACAATTAATTATTCTATTAGAAAAGGTTCAAGCACTTTATATAGAGTAGGACAAATAGTTGTTAATGCACATCCAGATATGACATCTGGTCCTATTACCCCTTCTATTACAGATAATTTTACATACACTGGACCAACAGATACTTACGGTCAAACTATTGGTGGCAACATTAGATTCATTGCCACTGTGTTAAACATGACTGCTATTCAGATTGTTGACAATGGTGGAGTGAAAACTCCAGTATTGACTACTAAGCCTACGCTAGTAGTACGTTATATCAATCCAGCCGGTCCAGGTGGTAATGCAACGATAAATTATACAGTAACCATTGATTCTGGTTATCAAGACTTTTAAATAGAAAGACAAAATAGGTTCATAAGTGTTTTTTGACGACTACGAAACACAATTCGTTTCCTGGAAAAAATTTCGAAATCAAATTGAGAAATTAGAAAAGCCGCTGGAAGAAACTATTAAGTTTTGGACTAAAGCTCCACTGGTAAACAGACATCTTGATCCATATAGACCTGAAACATGGCCTGATCCTTGGCAAGTAATTAAAGACGGCAAGTATAATGATTTAACCATTGCTGTTATGATTGGGCACACGCTCAAATTGACTGAACGTTTTAAAGACTCTGAGATAGTGATTAAACAGTATCTAGACATTGACAAAAAAGTAGTTTATAATATATGTTCAATTGATAATAAAATACTTAACTACCCATACGGTGAGATAGTAGAAGAAACAGAATTACCCAAAGAATTAGTTTTACAAATGGTTGTACCATTACAGGACTACAAGTAAAGAATGACAGGTATTGGAGAAATCTATACCATAAATAATAATCTAACAATAGATGTAGGGATAAGAATGACAATTACAGTAACTAAAAGAAGCGGGGCGAAAGAACCGTTACTGATAGAAAAATGGCAAGCGCAAGTGGCAAAAGTTTGCAAAGGTATAGCAGACGTTAGCCAGTCAATGATAGAAATTAAAGCACAACCACACTTTTATAATGGTATCACCACTGAAGAGATTGATGAAATTACCCTACGTGCCATTGTGGATTTAATTGACGTAGAACACAATCCAGACGTTGGTCATGTTAACTATCAATATGTGGCAGGCAAGCAACGCTTGAGTATGTTGCGCAAGGATGTATATGGCGACTACGAGCCCCCTCACCTTTATGACATTGTTAAGAAGAATGTTGCAACAGGTTTATATACAGCAGAGCTTCTTGAGTGGTACACTGAAGAAGACTGGAACAAGATGAATGACATGATTGACCATGCCAAAGATGAAGAGTATGGTTATGCAAGTATTGAGCAGTTAATAGAGAAGTATTTGGTACGCAATCGTGCGACAAAGGAAATTTATGAAACTCCACAAGTTAGATACATGGTTGCGGCAGCAACTGTGTTCCATAAGGAAGAGCCGAATAGCGCAAGAATGCGTTACATTAAAGAATACTATCAAGCGGCATCCGATGGTTTGTTTACTCTTGCTACACCTGTGTTGGCAGGGCTTGGCACTCCAACTAAACAGTTTTCTAGTTGTGTGCTTATCCGCAGTGACGACGATTTGGATAGCATATTTGCTTCTGGTGAGATGATGGCCAAGTATGCCAGTAAACGTGCTGGCATTGGCTTAGAAATTGGACGCTTACGTCCATTAGGTTCGCCTATTAGAGGCGGTGAGATCATGCACACAGGCATGATTCCTTTTTTAAAGAAATGGTTTGGTGACTTACGTTCTTGCTCCCAAGGTGGCATTCGCAATGCAAGTGCTACAGTTTTTTATCCTATCTGGCATTTGCAGTTTGATGATCTTATTGTTCTTAAAAACAATCAAGGAACTGAAGAAACTCGCGTTAGACACATGGACTACGGAGTTGTACTATCAGCTTTCTTTTGGCGTAGGTTTAAAAATAAAGAAAATATTACTTTCTTTGATCCTAATGAAGTACCTGATCTATACGAAGCATTCTATTCAAACACAGAAAAGTTTGAAGAGCTGTATGTAAAATACGAAGGACAAAAAGGTCTGCGTAAGAAAACAATGGCTGCTGAAGAAGTATTCAAGTCAGGCATACTAAAAGAACGCACTGACACTGGTCGCATCTATCTAGTGTTTGTAGACAATGTTATGAATCAAGGTCCATTTGATCCTGAGTATCATACTATCTATCAAAGTAATCTTTGCTGTGAAATTTTATTGCCCACACGTCCATTTAAGAGGTTGGATGACCCGGCCGGGCGCATAGCGTTATGTACGTTGGGCAGTATTAATTGGGGTGCGTTCCGTAACCCAGAAGACATGCGTAGAGCCTGTCGCATATTACAACGTAGTCTATGCAACATCCTAGACTACCAAGACTTTTTAAGTATTCAAAGTAAATTATCTAATGACGAAATTCAACCATTAGGCATTGGTGTTACTAACTTGGCCTACTGGCATGCCAAGCGTGGTTTGAAGTATGGCGAAAAGGATGCACTACAAGACGTTAAGAGTTGGATGGAACATCAAGCCTACTACTTAACTGAAGCTACTGTTGAACTGGCTAAGGAACGTGGTCCATGTTTGGACAGTCACAAGACACGTTATGGTCAAGGAACATTCCCTTGGGAACTACGTGCCAAAGGCGTAAATGAATTAGCAAACTTTGCTCCTGAACTTGATTGGGAAATTTTGCGTACCAATATGAAACAGTATGGTGTGCGTAATGCTACACTTATGGCTATTGCTCCTGTTGAAAGTTCTAGCGTTGTGATCAACAGCACTAACGGTATTGAAATGCCAATGAGCTTGATCAGTACTAAGGAAAGTAAAGCAGGTAGCTTTACACAAGTTGTACCTGAATACCATAAACTTAAAAACAAGTATCAACTTATGTGGGAACAGAAAGACTGTGATGGTTACTTAAAAACTGCCGCAGTCCTAGCCGCTTATGTTGATCAATCAATTAGTACAAACACATTCTACAATCCAGCACACTGGGCAGATCGTAAAGTTCCAACTACATTGATTGCTAAGAATTTGATGCAAGCACACATGTGGGGATTGAAGACATTCTACTACAGTTTGATTAACAAAGCTGGAAGTAAAATGAAAGCTGAAGATGCTCCCACTATGCTAGATCCAATTGACTTTGACGAAGAAGGTGATTGTGAGAGTTGTAAGTTATGACCTATAGTTTTATTAGAAATGTCTTACTAGAAGGTAAGCCTGATAAGTTAGAAATTAAAAGTTTACCTTATGATGCTAACGCATTAGTACCTTCAATATCAGAAGATACAATTAACTATCACTATGGTAAATTAGCCAAGACATACGCTGAACGTTACAACAAGGGCGAAGGTGATGATAGGTTTAATGAAGCAGGAGTGTTTCTACACAATATCTTGTTTCAGCAATATCAAAAGCCTAGCAACAACAAACCAAAAGATGGCATATTAAATTTCATTGAAGAACATTATAAATCTTTTGATAAGTTTAAAGAAGAGTTTGCCAAAGTAGCAATGGGCATACAAGGCAGTGGATGGGTTTATCTAGCTCGAGATGGCAAAATTAAAACTATTAAGAATCACGAAATTAAAAAAGATATTGTATTGTTGATTGATTGGTGGGAGCATGCCTGGGCATTAGACTATCAAGCAGACAAAAAGAAATACTTAGAGAATCAATGGAAAATTATTAACTGGGATCATATAAATGTTAGAAACGATTTGTGACATAATGGTAGATGCTTACAAGCGCAACTGGATTACCAGTCGTGATGGTAATGTGTCAATACGTCACCACGACCGTGATCACTTTTATATCACTCCTAGTGGTGTGCGTAAACAAACTCTACAGCCTGATCAATTTAAAAAGATCAGTATTGATAGAACTATTCAAAGTGGTAGTGGTAGTGCTAGTTTTAACTACAATTGGAGAGACTTGCCTTATACTGATATCAGTGCTAACCTAAGACCAAGTGGTGAATTACCTTTACACTTTGGACTACAACGAGAAATGGGCCAGCACAAAGATGAAGTACGTGTGGTAGTTCATGTGCATCCTACATACTGTATTGCCGCAATGCATGCCGGTATTGATCTCAGCACCATTAGCAATGCCTTTCCAGAACTTAATCGTTATACCAAAGTAGCACCTAATGTAGGAGATGTACCTCCTATCAGTCAAGAACTTGCTGATCAATGTCATAAAAATTTGCAATTAGATCGTGATGGTAATATTGCCTATGACATAGTAGGCATTAAAGGTCATGGAGTAGTTGCTATTGATACAAGCCCGTGGCGTGCATATGAGCACATAGAAAGATTAGAACATATTTGCAAGATTGTACTTGCGTCAGGAAATTATAAATGAGTAAACAACAATACAACCTATTACAAAAAACAGACTATCTCAGCCGTAAGATGTTCTTAGACCCAGCTGGGCCAGTTACTATCCAACGCTTTGAAGAAGTCAAGTATAACAAGATTTCAGACTTTGAAAAAACAGCTAGAGGTTTCTTTTGGGTTCCAGAAGAAATCAGTCTAAGTAAAGATGCAAATGATTTTAAGGAAGCAAGCGATGCAGTTAAACATATCTTCACTAGTAACTTGCTTAGGCAAACTGCTCTTGACAGTTTGCAAGGCCGCGGCCCAAGTCAAATCTTTACTCCGGTCGTAAGCCTTCCTGAACTGGAAGCACTAGTATACAACTGGACATTCTTCGAAACCAACATTCACAGCCGCAGTTACAGCCACATCATCCGCAACATCTACAACGTGCCAAAAGATGTATTCAATACTATCCACGACACACAAGAAATTGTCAGCATGGCATCAAGTATTGGCTTGTACTATGACAAGTTGCATTTGATTAATTGCCGTAAAGAAGCAGGCGAACAAATTGATGAGCACGAACATATCAAGGCAATTTACTTGGCATTACATGCCAGCTATGGACTTGAAGCGTTCCGCTTTATGGTTAGCTTTGCTACAAGTTTGGCCATGGTTGAGAACAAGATCTTTATCGGCAATGGTAACATCATCAGTTTAATTCTACAAGATGAACTATTACACAAAGGTTGGACAGCCTTCTTGATTAATCAAGTGATCAAAGAAGATCCACGTTTTGCACAAGCCGCAAAAGATTGCGAGCATGAAGTTATTCAAATTTACAAGGATGTGATTGCTGAAGAAAAAGCATGGGCTGAGTACTTGTTTAAGAAAGGTCCAGTTATTGGATTGAATGCAAACATTCTTAAAGACTTTGTAGACTACACAGCAGTAGGAGCACTAAAAGATATTGGTATAAAGTATTGGAACCCTGCATCAAAGACCACTCCAATCCCTTGGTTCAACAAGCACAGTGATACCAGTAAGAAACAAACAGCATTACAGGAAAGTGAAAGCACTAATTATGTAATTGGTGTAATGAGTGATAATGTCGATTACGAATCACTTCCTACAATTTAACATATAAAGATTAATAACTATGGTTAAGGCAACTGACTTTTTAAAGGTATACGAATTCACCGTTAGAGTGAAACAGAGTTCTGGTAATACCATGTTGATCAAAACAACCACACAGGCTAGCTCAAGCGCAATGGCCAAACGGTTAGGTGAAGCTCAATATGGTAAAGGGTCAGTTGTAGGAACACCTAGAGAAATTAAATTAACATAGAGTAAAGAAAAATGAAAGCGATTGTTTGGAGTAAAAATCAATGCCCCTACTGTGATCAGGCTAAGGCATTGTTGAAACAAAAAGGTATTGAGTTTGAGGAGCGAAAAATTGGTGAAGGGTATACCCGAGAAGATTTATTAGAATCTGTTCCTACAGCTCGAACTGTTCCACAGATCTTCTTAGGTGAGCAACTGATTGGAGGGTTCCAAGAATTGCGTAAACATTTAGAAGAGTCTGGACAGGAAAATGGCTAATACTTTAGATACAAATATTATCGATTTGGGCGGTTATAATAGTACGTACGACACAACTATGTCAACTAGTGGCATAGACACTATCACATTAACTGGTAGTGGTACAACGTCAATTACGTCACCAATAACAACTTATAGTAGTCCATATACATTTACTACTAATGGAACTAGTGGTTCTTATTTGACTAGTAACAACACTTGGACAACTGGTGCAGGCATTGCAGGCACTGGCATAGTCACTGGTATAGGCACGCCAAGTATACAAGTTAAGGGTGACGCCGACTTTGATGGCGATGTAAAACTCAAAGGTAAAAGTCTAACCACTTGGATGGAAACAATGGAAAAGCGTTTGGCTATTCTAGTTCCTGATCCAAAAAAATTAGAAAAATTTGAGGCTTTACAAAAAGCATACAATCACTATAAAATGTTAGAAGCTTTGTGTGATATCCAAGATGACCCAACAGAATAAAACAAACGAATTTTTAAGAAGACACGGAGTGAGAGTACTAGATACTAACAAACGTGCATATAGACATACTAAAACAAATACCCAACTGTTTGCCTATGAGGATGACTATAACAAATTTAATAACAATCATTTTGTTTTTGAAACTGAAACGTTATACACTGTAGAAATTACCGAAAGTGAACTTGAACGACTTGCTGGATTTGAAGAACAAGTGTTCAATCACATGTCTAGTAAAGGACATTACAATATGTTTGAGACATTGATGGAACAAAAAGAAGAAGAACAGCACTTGAAGAATACTTACCCAGCAGTTAAGAAAGCCTACGAGCACTATAGCTTGTTGCTCAAAATGGCAAAGTCTGGCGACATTTAGTATTGACTTTTATCAATTTATGTTGTATAATATCTAAAATATCTATATAGATATACAATTTATCAAGTAAGGAGTTAATTATGTTTGGATCAAGTTATACTGGCGGTCTGTCAACTTTCCGCTCAGCGGCACAAATCAACAGTGCTATGGCTCGTGTTTACGGACACATGGGTTTGGCAGTAATTACATCTATGATTGTAAGCTACCTTGTGGGTAGCAATGCAACTTTGATGGAATTCTTTTTTACAGGTGCAATGAAGTGGCTTGTAATTTTTGCTCCGCTAGTTGCCATTCTTGGTGTTAGCGTTGCAATGGAACGTATGAGTAAGAGTGCGTTGCAGTTGTTCTTACATGGCTTTGCGGCCCTTATGGGATTGAGCTTTGCTACAATCTTTGTAGTTTATAACATGGGCAGTATTGTATCAGCGTTTATGAGCGCCGCAGTACTATTTGGTGTTATGAGTGGTTATGGATATTTTACCAAAAAGAATTTAGATAGCATTGGTCAGTTTATGTTTATTGGGTTAATTGCTATCATCATTGCTAGCATTATCAATATTTTTATTGGTAGTACTGTGATGCAAATGGTAATCAGTGCCATTGCTGTTATTGTGTTCCTTGGGCTTACTGCCTATGACACACAAAAGATTCGTGAAATGGTTAGTATAGAAAACGATGGTAGAGCTGAAGTAGCAGGAGCACTTAGCCTTTACTTGGACTTTATCAACTTGTTCCTAAGTTTGCTACAATTGTTTGGTGGTCGTAAGGACTAACATGGAATTGACTTTGCTAGTTCTACTAGCACTTTTTTTAGTTAAACATTTTCTTGCAGACTTTGTATTCCAATCACAGTACATGATAGAAACCAAAGGCATCTATGGTGCCTCTGGTGGATTACATCATGCATTTGTACATGGCATGTTGACTGCATTTGTGCTATTACCAATTATACCACAAATTATTGTTATATTACAATTAGCATTTGTTGATGCATTTTTGCACTATCATATTGATTGGGCTAAGATGAAAATTGGTAACAGGTACAAATATACTCCTTTAGACAGATCTTTTTGGTTCTGGCTTGGACTAGACCAATTGTTACATTGTTTAACTTATATAGGAATTACAGCGTGGGTATTTTTAATCATCACGTGATAGAATATGAAAATTAAAAAACAGTATGAAATGAATGATCCAACTTGGATTCATTTGGGAAATGGAAAGTTAACCAAAGGTAAAGTAATTGATATTTTTGATTTGGAACATGCGGGATATAGTAAAGAGTTTGAATTCTATATTGTTGAAATTCCAACTGAAATAGATCCTTTGCTTGAAGTTAGAACTTGGGAAAACATGAGTCAGGATGCTACTGGCCCAATTGGTATGTATCGTACTCTAAAAGAGCATACTTTTAGCACTAAGAAATATCTAGGTAAAATTGGGATTGAACTTCCATATAGTCAAGAAGTTAATACCTTAGGCGTTCAACAAGAAGAGTTTGATGTTTTGGATCCCACCCCAGAACAAGTTAATGCGGCAATTGAGCGAGCTGAACAGGCAAAGAAAATGATGTACACTTCTCCCGCAGTGGACAAACCAAAACGTTACTACAAAAAGAAGCCAAGCAAAGTCAAAAACATTTGACGTAACTCTCATCTATCATGTATAATATTATTACAAATACTATTTTGACATGATGAAATCTTTTGATAAAAAACAGAAAAGGCAGCGTAATACCTATTGGCGAAGGATACGTGAATGCCGTCATGATTATCTAGAATCAAATCCTGAATTACGGCATCTAATTAGTAATGCTGGATTCTATCAATATCTACAAGAAAAATTTGGCGTTAAAATTAAATTTGATCAATCAGGAAACATATCTGAAGACTTTGAAGTAGTCGATCAAAAAAGATACATGCTGTTTCTTTTGAGATATCCAGATGTCTAAAGCCATTAAACTATCATTAGCCCAGTGGGGCAATATTAAGACACTGCTAGTCAAAGATCAAAACATTTCCAAAAGCACATTGCTCATACGAGAAAAAATGAAACAGCGTTTGGGGTTCACCATTAGAGAACATTCAGAATGGGTACACTATAAAAAACCTGATGGCGGCTATAAGGAACTGGTTCATCAAATACATTTAGATTTTTACAGTGAACCTAAACGTACGATGTTTTTGCTTCGTTATTCAGAAATTATAGATGAAAAAGAAAAGACTTTTAACCGATAGAATGGGCGGCCCAGAATATCAATTGGTATTGGACGAAGGGCGTGTGTATGGTGCTAGATACTATACCGTACAACCTATGGGTTGGGGATTCTACGGACATAATGCTGATTGGGATGAAATGGTAGCATGGTGTGTTAAAACTCTTGGACCAACAGCCAAAGATGGAGTATGGACTCCTAGTATGCGTTGGTATGTCAACAATGCTAAATTTTGGTTTAGAAATGCCAAAGACCAGTTGTTGTTTGTATTGAGGTATTCATAATGGGCATGTTATACGAATACGATAGTATTGAACAAGAAATTATCAATCGTGCAGGCAAACAGATGGCAGAGGAAATAGACTTTGGCATCCTTGCTGACTTACTGAAAGAAATTGGTTGGGTTGAAATTGAGTTTGAGCCACATGTAGAATCTATACTATTATATGAGATTCAAAATTGGATGCAGGACAATTGTAAAGGGCTGTTTAGGTCTAGAGGAAAAAGATTCTTATTTGAACTAGAAAAAGATGCATCATGGTTTTTACTAAAGTGGGGTTCATGAAAGAAATCAAACTATTTGGAATTGATGCAAACAAGGCTATGGAAATTGTTCGTGAACTTAGGCAACAAGGTTTGAAACAAGGGATAGACTTTGATTTTAGTTTTAATCAAACCAAATATGATAACTGGACTCTTATTGAAGAAAAACATACTGTGTTTAAATTTTATGATGACAAATATGCCACTTTATTTGCTTTAAGTTATTCAGCATGATAATATCCAATCAAGAATATCACGGGATAGAAATAGAAAATGATTCATTACCCGAACATATAGTCAAATGGCTAAATGATAGAGTGGGTACTAGTAAATGGTTTATAAAAAGTAACTGGGGCAGTAAAGTTATCTATTTTGAAAATGAAAAAGACCATTTATTGTTTTTGATAACATGGGGACAGCGTGGCTAGCAGTTTTAACAATACGAATGGTTATTTAGGAGAAGCACCAAAAAAGGTGACATACAAATATATGCAAATAGAAGATAGAGTATATGAGGTACATGATGTCGTTGTACACACATTTGATATGGGTGATGTTGAAGATCCTGTGCTGTATGCTGCCGAGCCTTTGATTGCATGGCAAAAAAGCGAACCAGGAAAGTGGGTAATGACTCATGCAATAGAAACACCCATGTGGCATAGGCATCATAATCCAATGTCGTGGGGACATACATTTGCCATTACAGCAAAACTAAAAGCAAAAGACTATTCGTATTTTTTACTTAAATGGGGGAAGGAAGGCACTGTCAAATGACACGGCGAATTAACGCAATTGTGGCTGTAGATGATCACTGGGGTATTGGTAAAGATGGTACAATGCCATGGCCACACTTATCACAGGATCTTAAAAGATTTAAAGAACTAACAGATGGATCCATGATTGTTATGGGCAAAAATACTTGGTTAAGTTTACCCAAGCGCCCACTACCAAATAGAGAAAATATTATTGTTACTAGAACGTTGGATGACGATTTCGCTATCAAGGTTCAAGGTGATCCAAAAACGATAATTAATAAGTTAAAGCAAGCAACTGAATCAGATATTTGGATTATTGGTGGAGCTGAGATTTATCGTCAATTCTTGCCATTTTGCAACAGTGTTTATATCACAAGAATTTATGGTGATTACACTTGTGACACCAAATTCCCAGAAGCTGTTTTAACTAGACATTTTACACTAGATTATGTACAGGACAATATAGTGGACAATGATGTAGAAATTTGTTACGAAATATGGGAAAAAAATGACTTTTTTAATTAAGAAACCAGCAAAATCAGGTGATGTAGTAACTATTAAGCTCAGTACTGCTGAAGAACTAATAGCACGTTTAGATTCAGAAGATGACGCATTCATTACAGTAAGTAGACCAATGACATTGAGCTATGGAGCACAAGGCGTTGGAATGACTCCTTGGTTAATCACCGCTGAAAATGACAACGGAATACAGATATCCAAAAAGCGCATAATGGTAATGACTCCTACTATGAAAAAGGCCGCTGAACAATACATTGAAGGCACCACAGGTATTAAAGTTGTAGGCTGATAAATATCCAAAAGAGGATATAATAGATGCCAACGATACCAAGAATTAATACCTTTGAGATAGTTTTCCCAAATTACTCTGTTGCTGGAGTTCAAAACGGTCCTGGAACTGCTACTGCACTTCCTTTGGCACCAATGGGAGGGGTAGTTCTTAGCATTCCAGATAGTAGTTTAGATTTATATATTACCGCAGGCTCCCTTGCAGGGATCGCAAGCTCTGTGGTATCTTTAGCAACCTCTTTGCAAACTATCATAGAACCAACAGGCGGAGTTAGAGTTAAAGATTTACTTGATCCATATAATTACCAAATCGTAACTCAAGCTCTTACAGCCAATGGACTACCTACACCAGCAGGCACCCCAGCTGCCACTGTTACACCAAATCCTTTAGGAGGTGCAATGGCTGTAACTGGAACATTAACTGGTCTAGCCGCAGCCGCAGGTCTTGCATCAAGTCAAGCTACATCTGCTCTTACTAGTTTCGTATCTGGATCAATAGGAACAGGCACTGCGGTATTTGTTGGTACAGGATTTCCAGACTATGCTGGACCAATCGCTGCCATCAATGCTAGTCTCAGTGTAATTGGTACAGCGTTAAGTACCATGGCAACTCTTGTTAATGCATCAGTTGACGTACCAAGTAGATCACTTGCACTTAGAGCTGTCTTAGGATTATTCCAAGTCAGTTTAAACCAACAGTCTGCTGGAATAGCAGGACGAGTTGCACCAACTCCAACTACTATTTAATTATGGCAGCTCAACCTATATCACGCATTGGCGACGCCGCAGGCGGACTTATAGTATCAGGCATGGCCACAGTGTTAGCAGGTGGATCTCCTGTGGCGAGAATTGGCGATGCTATTTCTCCACATGGAACAGGTGTACATGGTGGTAGTTTGATTGCAAGTGGAAGTGCTACAGTCTATGCTGGTGGAATTCCAGTCGCAAGAATAGGTGACACAGCTGCCTGTGGTCACCTAATCGTTAGTGGTCAAGCTAATGTAATAGCTGGCCCTTAATTACCAAAGATCATTTTTAGCAGGCTTAAACTCATTAAGTGGCTTTGGCAACGTTTGTTTAAATCCATGTTTCTTCAAAACATAAATCATAAATGTAGTACCATAAGAGTCTTGATGCTTACCATTTTTGGTCATGTCCAAACGCTTTGGTCGCAAGTCTTCCTCACCAACCTCTGGCTCCTTGTACACTTTGTCATACCAGTTGTTGTAAGCAACATCTAGTTTACGCCAAAACTTGTTAAGACCTTTTTGTCCAGTGAACTCACATTCAAATGTGTTCCAAAAGATATTGGTCATGTCTTCAATAAATTTAGCATCAACTACAACACTAGGATCTTCGTTACAAGCACGGAAGAAATTGTTGAGCATAATAAGTTCTTTAGATTCAACGTAACGATTTTCAAACTTCTTACGTTCAATCCAATAGCTACAAAACTTGTTTACAATTTCAAAGTCTTCTTCAATAATTGCAGCCACTTGTGTAATAGCACCATCATCAGCTGTATTTTGATATGCAGTACTTGTTAAAAACAACCCAGCTGTTTCCAACAGTTGTTGCTTTAATTCTGCACTACGCCAATCAAGATTATTGGAACCGTCCATTCGAACACCAAACACTTTTTGGCTGTACAAGTCAAGCGGATCCAAATTCTTTTTGCCCCCACCTTTACTTTCTTCAGTGTTCAAAATAATAAAGTTCTCACGAATTTCTGCTTTATTATTTGTAGGACTAATAACAACTGGGATATCTACAGTACTTGCAGATTCCTCAAAAATCATACAATAGATAATATACAGTACGATTGTGGTATGTTGGCCGTCCCAAGCAATCAAACAACCTGGAAGTTCAGGATCTTGATATACGTTAATAGCCAGTACACGAGTTGCGTTATAGTTACGCAAAATGGTCAAAACGTGGTCCCAGTCCAAAGGACGATTCATAGTGTCGTCAATTCGAACATTACTCAATTTAGCATCAGCGGCTTTGGCAAGACGCATATTTTTTCGAGTAAGAGAAGGGTTAGCTTTCTTAAAGTCTTTAATAACATTAAGCAATTCAGTCATTGCGCCTGGAACTGCTTTACAGTATTCATCAATGCGAGCTTTGGCATTTACAAACACACTAGTATTAGTATTGTAGCGAGCGTTCCAAACTTCTGCTGGAGTTAGCTTTTTAACAATAGAACCGGGAAGAGAATTTTGAACACTCATGTTAACCTTTCAAAGTACGAGCATTGTCATTAAAAGTTTCGTCGTTTGCTAGTGGTTGCAGTCGGTGTATCAACGCACCTTCCATAGCAGTCAACTCAGTTTCCTTATGCAGGATGATATATTGTACAGTCCAATTTTCAGGAGTCAAGTTATAGGTTGAATAATTTTCACGCAACCATTTCCAGCCCTTAGTATCGTTAGTACCATGTTTGAAGTCAGCTAGTGCTTTCTCCCAATGTTTGCTCTGGCGGGCTCGCACCCAACCTTTGCCCACATATACAACATTGTCTCCTTCAGAGACAACATATACTCCGTTGTGTTTAGACGGAATACTTTTGTATGTTTTAAATTGTTTGGTAATAATTTCTGCTTGAATCCCAAAATGTGCAAGCTCATTATTAATCGTCTGCTCAACCATGTTATTACCTTTTGTGTTTAACATGTGTATATTATAGCATGGTTTTACCTAGAAGTCAAGTGATTTTTACAGGGATTCAACCAAAAAGAAAGGACCCGAAGGTCCTTTCACTATTTTATTTGACAAGGCATAGATGCCCCGGAAGTGCAGTTTCTTAGGCTGCTAGAGCGTAACGGCTTTCGTTAGCTGGAAGATCCCAGACGAAAGTCATTACTTCTGCTTCGGTTGTATTTGCGTTTGCATTTACGATTTTTGCTTGATTTACAGTCATCGCCTACTGTGTTGCCGTCTCTATTATCTCACCCTGTCGAAACCAATGTCAGGCCCATCATAAAAGGACTAGAGCAAATATTACGAGTACAACTATTACACCTATTGCTAGGTCTCCTAGATTGTCATTCATACCAGTCTCCTTATGGTGGACCTGGCGGGAGTCGAACCCGCGTCCAGAATGCCTTCACTTTGAAGGGATTACAACAATTCTTTAAGCTGGCTGAATGTTACTAGCCTGCTCACCTTTCATACCCATCGTGATTTCAAATCTTACACTCTGACCTTCTTGTAGGCTTTTGAAACCACTTGAATTGATCTGAGAGAAATGAGCAAAAAGGTCTGCTCCGCCATTGTCCGGTGTAATGAATCCAAAACCTTTGGCATCGTTAAACCATTTTACTTTTCCTGTTACCATTTTACGTTCTTTCCTTAAATTAACATAATATCATTTATACAAACTCTGTATAAACAACTCTTTTGACGCACCCACAACAATGTCCTGCGTCTAGACCTGTAGGGCCTCTCACCCTAGCAACTGATTATATCAGTTTACCTTTGCGGATAAACTTATTTAATCATTATTTTTTCTATTACCTTTTTCACGAGTAGGTTTTACTTGTGCGGCTAGTTCTGCTTGAAGCGGAGCACGTTTCCATGCACCCTTTTGATGTGCATCTGTGAACTTGCCAGTGGCTAGACTTATTTTAGTCAGCCCACTCATACGATAGCTTGAAGTTGGTTTCATTTTTCTTCCTTTTTAATTTGAATAACAGTTATTCCCGACTTCTCAAGGAATGTAATACCATTAGTATCCCTATAAGCGTCCCGATATAGAACACTGCTAATACCACTTTGGTAGATAAGTTTGGCACAGTCCAAACATGGAGCATGGGTAATAAACATGCTAGCACCCAAACCAGATTCGTTAGACTTAGCCAGTTTGGCAATTGCGTTAGTTTCCGCATGTAATACCTCTGGTTTAGTTTTTAGAACTTTGACAAATTTTTCGTCTTGCTCCAGTACAACTTCGTCTTCACAATCATTGTCCCAACCTGCGGGCATGCCATTGTAGCCAATAGAAATAATCCTATCATCCTTGACCACAATAGCACCTACATGAAGCCTACGTGCATGACTGAGTTTTGAAAAACGTTCAGCAACGTCCATATAGGCTTGCAAAAACTTTTCTTTTATCAAAGAAGATTTTCCTTCTTAAGGATTTCAACAATGTCACCAGTCAATGAAATCTCAGTCCTAACGTTCAACTCAAGAATTTCATCGTTGAGTTTTTGTTTTTGCTTTCTAAGATCTTGGACCAGTGTCTTAACTGCATCCAATTGATCAGCAGTTTGTACTGGAGTTGTTACATCGTCTTCACGCCCATACAAACTAGCACGGCTTTCTTCCTTCCGGTTACGGATCTTGTCCAACTTGCCCTTGATAACATCAAGAGAAATTTGTTTGTCACTGCCAACAATATCTGTCAACTGTGAAATTCTTTTATCAATGTAAGCGGCTTGTGTCAGTTTGGAATCTACACCACTAGTTGCATTTGCAGATCCAACAAGTCCTCGAATACTGAATTGCGCTACCAGCAGATCACTTCTGCGTTTGTCGTTGGCAAACAACTCTTTGTTTGCATCATTTAGTTTTGTTTCCAAAACTTCAAACTCGTTGATGGTAACTGAAGTTTGAATTTTAATTTGTTTGATAGCTTCTGCAATGGCGTTTTGCAGAGTATTTGCTTTTCGAAGTGTGATGTTCATTTTATTTCCTTTGTGACTACAGTTTACTTTTTCTTAGGAATCTTGTCAAGTTGTTCCATACCAATTTTGCCTTCTTGTATTTCCAAAAGAGCAGTTACTATAGGATGAGTGTGATCAAATCGATCACTGTGTGAATTCTGTCGCTTAATTTCTTTGGCCCTGATGGCGCCAATCAAAACCATATTGAATCTATTTCCGCCTGAATTTTCTACACATGTATCCATGTCAAGTGTTGGGCCACGACTTTCAAATTTTGATTTCATTTATATACCTATCGTTATGTTAAAGACGGTTCAGTAAAAAGGTAAGCAAATAGCTGGACAATGTGCAAATGACAAATGCTCCAGTGATTAACTTTCGCTTACAACATACAACAAACAGAGAACTTAATATTTCTAGGTAACAATGAACAGAGCTTTCGCTTAAATTATCCTAGATCACTAAGTTACGAGCGGCTATCAAGCCTAAGTTCAGTAAACGATTTTAAGTCGTTAACTGTATGCTATTCCTCATCTCCCTTTTACCTTGCCGGACAGTGCAGTTTCCCTTACTGTCAAATTTAATTATAACTGAATGGTTGGTTAAAGTCAAGCTCTTTTTTCTAATATCTTATCAGATAGACCAAGGTCCACTAACTCTTGTGCAGTTAGGTAAACATCAGTTGAATTGAGCAACTTCTTTTTGATGTTGGTATTATTCATACCACTTGCAGAACGCAATACTGATAGCATTCTTTCATTGCAAAGATCGGCTTCTTTGAGGCCTGCTCTTATGTCATGATACTTAGAATCCTCAGTACTGTCGCTAAATTGGTGGCACATTATGCCACAGTTTTCAGACACAATTCTATGTCCTTTATGTCCAGATACAAATATTAAAAATGCCGCACTCATGATACTGCCTACAGCAATAGTTCTAATTGGACGAACACTGGCTTTCATAATATCAATTAAGGCAAGGGAATCATAAAGACTGCCCCCAGTGCTATTAATATATAGGGTCAAAAGTTTGTTTTGATCTTGCGAACTGAAATTTTCATAAATGATCCATTTTATGGCTTTGGTGATATTTTCTTCATCAATTGCTCCACTTAGAAAGTGAATACTTTTGTCCTGTAAGAATAAATCAATTAGTGTTTCGCTGTCGTGATTAGATGATTGTGCTTGTAGCTTGCTCATAGGTTCCGCTGTTCATTTGACTATATTTACCCAAATTTAAGTCAAATTCTAGCTTATTTTGATACCCATTTGTGCCAGTGGCCTTGAAAACAATGCCTAATTTCATGCCCTAAAGTGTCCAAACTTGTTTTTTCACCAACAATAATTACACAAGAGGTTTTAGTCCAGAAACTGCATGCCATAGGGTTAACATAAGCTGGCTTAATTTGGTAAGACATGGCCTTTCTATCACATGCTTCTTTGACATTGCTCGCTGTTTCAATGCTAACTTGTGTGCTATTAGTAAGACGTTTGGTAAAGTCAAACAGTTGTTCTGAAGGAATATTAGATGGATCTTGGGATACTTGGGCCATTGCTTGAGATGCAAAAACCATGGTGATCAAAACTGCTAAAATTTTCATTTTAAATACCTGTGTGTGAGTTAAAAATGTGTGGCCGGGAGGGTTTGAACCTCCAAGGGCGTTGTCTAAGACGTTGCCCGACCCATAGCATCGCTTCCCAGCGAGCTTGGAGCTTTTCCTATTTGCTCACGGCCACATGTATAATTATACTACCTTATAGTACTTTGTCAACCAAATTGGTAAAATCAGTCCCCAATAGGTCGCATAGTGCGCCAATCATCAATATTGGGCTTTTCGTCAGCGTCATATGTCCAGCCCAAAGCCTTCATCATACGATGTTTGACCAAAAGATTTGGACTACGGAAACGCCCAGTATCTTGGAAGCCCAGCATGACTCCAACTTCGCAAACTGCACCACTACGGCAAATACCTGCATAGCAATGGACAACCACATTCATACGATTATCCAATGCATGTTGTAGCAATCGAACAAGTTCATCGGCTTGCTCTTGGCTACACTTCATTGCTTCTTCTAGCACTTGATCAGATTCTTCCACATCTAAGAACTCAAAGTTATGGATCTCTTTAAATTTATGAGCAGGAGTAGGTCGCCAAGAGGCTGGGTCCACAATGCTGATCAGCATTGAGTTTTCGCCAGCTTCGTGATGAAACCGTTTTGGGATATCATCTGCGGCTACGTTTTCGATCCAAGGCATAACTCTCTCCTTAACATTCTATGTCAATGTTTCGACCTTTTTCTAAATCTAGTCGAATATTTCTTTCAATACGTTCTGCAACAATTTGTTCAAAATTTCTACGTTCTACAAGTTTACGATAGTCTTCTTCTCGTTTTTCTTGAAGACGACGTTGTTCAAGATTATACTGTTGTATTTGATGTTGTTGTACGCTTGATACTTGCATTTAAATTCTCCGCTTCTTCCAGGTGTAGTCGTGACCGTTTGGCAGCTTACCTTCGTCTACTGTGTCAGCACCAAATATGCCAACGATTTCAAAATCTTTTCCAACAATGGTTACGTATTCATTCATATGCTTTGCAACATTCATTGCTTCAGCAAGTGTAAGAACTTTAAGTGTTTCTTCTTTTCCTATTACTTTATACATTACAATCCATATCTAATTACCAATTTGCTTCATATTCTTCCATATACGTTTCAGACATATCAATTATGTCTGTTAAATCTTTTGCGCCACGACGAATGTACGATTTCCCGCCATCTGTAAAGATAGCACCGCACTTGCATGATACAAAGTCGTGTCTATGTTTGCTTTCAATAATGTCGCCACATTGACGACACTGGCACTTGTTTGTAATAACAACTTCTCTAGTTCTAGTGACCACAAAATTCTCCAATGTGTTTGCACGATCCACGGAAAGTAAATCCAGGACACGTACAAGTTTTTGCTTCTTTATCCACAAAGTAAACATTACCTTTGGATCCGTTAACTTCAATCAAATCACTTTTGGCTGTTGTGCCAAACAGTTTCTTGTCTGCCTTAATGAACTTGCGTCCACTTTTGCTAAAATTTTTGATACCGTTTTTAAAAAAGAATGGGGATTGGTCACCTTGCTTAATATAAGCAATCAATGTGGTACCATCCAAAAGATATGTGTGGTTTGGAGTAGTATGTTTACCCCAATCAGTTATTTCTTTTATTGCTTCCATGTTAACCTTTCTTTGCTAATGTATATATTATAGCATCAGGTTCTGGTTTTGTCAATCAATAAAAAACCGTTGTACGAATACAACGGTTTTAGACTTACTATTTGAATATTAACGATTCATTACGTACATTGTAACTTCAAAACCGAAACGCATATCAGTTGCTGTTGGTGTAGTCCACATAGTAGTTCTCCTTTGTTAACAAAATAAGTACTTGTATTGCATTAGTACTTATAAACATTATACGGTAAAACTACCATAAAGTACATAGTGAATATCATTAATCCACTATCGTAAAATTAATTACTGGTTACGAATTCCAGCGACACCTTATCTTGTGCCCGATTTATCTACTAAATTATTTTTGAAAATAGCCCAAGCATTTTCCCAAGTCCAACGAGCACTACCTTCCCAAACTCGCTGTCTGTCCAACATTAGCGCATCCTTGACTGCCTGCTTTAAGTCATCGTTCATACATCCTGTAATGCCTTCGTCAACTACGTCTAAAGGTCCTTGACATGGATAAGCCGCAACAGGAGTTCCACAAGCCATTGCTTCAATCATTACCAAACCAAATGTTTCCCACTTACTTGGAAATACAAACACATCTGCTTGACGATAGTAATCGCCTAGTTCTTGTCCACGCTTGGCTCCTACAAATTCTACGTTAGGATATAGTTCCTTATACTCTTCTAGCATAGGGCCATCGCCTACCATAATTTTATGTGCGCTAGGATAGTCTAATTGGAAAAAATCTTCGAGAGTTTTTTCTTTAGATACACGACTAACGCATACAAGAGTAATCCTATCAGCGTTGCGGCTGAGACCAGGATAAAATATACTACGATCAACACCTCTAGTCCACGGGATAACATCTCCATCAAATCCATGTGCTTGTAACTCCTTAACCATTGTATCTGTAGTAGTCAACACACGACCACTATGTTTGTGAAACCATCTTACCAAAGGCCAAGTAATTGCCTCAGGGATTCCAAATAGGGCTCTAAGTCCTTCAGGGAACTTAGTATGATAAGCAGTATTGTACCTATAATTATGTTTTGAAAGATATTTTCTAGCAAACAGACCAATAGGACCCTCTGTGGCGATGTGGATATAATCCGGATTGATCTCCTCAATCTTCTTGCCCATCGCCCTTGGATAGGCAATCTTGACTTCGTTGTAGCCAGGACAATCAAAGTAGCGGAAGTCCCCGGGAGTAATGTAAACAACGCGATAACCATCCAAAACCGCACAAGCCTCAATATTTTTATATGTTGTGACAACGCCATTGATCTGCTCCGGTAAATTGTCTGTGACTATTAAGATTGTTTTTGACATCTGCCTTCTACCTTAAAACTTTCAAACTTTAGTTGCCAGGTCATTGTGTTCAGTGCCTTCTGGCAGCTTTGCTGATCCGGAAACATTATCTCTACTTTTCCGGGTTGATCTTTTGGATTGTTTATATGTACCGCTATTAGGATCAGTATCCACATCATCGCTCTCTCTAGTCCAAGTTACTATTTCCCATCGACCGTCATGATGTTCTACAAGTGCTGTACAACTTTCAACCCAGTCACCATCGTTCATATAAATGATACCGTCTATTTCTTTAATCTCTGCGTGATGTATATGCCCACATATAACACCATCAAATCCACGTTTCCTACAGTATACCACTAGATTCTTTTCAAACTGGAATATAAAGTCTACTGCTTTCTTTACTCTGCTCTTAAGATACTTACTTAAACTCCAATAACCAAACCCCATACGGTGACGGAGCCAGTTGAACTTACTGTTAGCGGATAAGATAAAGTCATAGGCCTTGTCACCTAAAAATGCTATCCAAGGTGCAAGACGAGTAATACCGTCAAACAAGTCGCCATGTGTGACTAGATAGTGTTTAGTATCTACACCTATGTGTTCAAATTGATTAACCACTTCTACATTGCCAAAGTTAATACCGTATGGCATGAGTGGTCTTAAGAATTCATCGTGATTGCCTGCTACGTAGATTACTCGTGTGCCACGTTTAGCGTGTCCAAGTATACGTCTTACAACGTTGGTATGACTTTGCTTCCAACGCCATTTGTTTTGTTGTATGCGCCACACATCTAATATATCTCCTACTAGATAAAGTGTTTCGCATGTATTATGTTTGAGAAAGTTGTTGAGTTGTTCAGCTTTACTGTCGCGTGTTCCTAAATGTACATCACTAATAAAAATAGAGCGATAAGTTTTTAGCATGGTGCTAATATTTATCGCTCTAAGTATAACATTTATGTTACAGTCGTGTTACAGTTATGTTAAATCTGTACCAAAGTCCATTTACGTGTAAATGGTTTGCCCTCGGCCTTGTGTTTCAGTATCTTAGCGAACTCTTTTTTACGTAGTTCGGAAACTGTTTCTGTATCGTGGTCGACGCAAGCCTTGTACAGTTTAGCTAGAAGCTTTTTCTGTTTCATGGTTGTGTCCTCCTGACAAGTATTTATTAACTATTCAATACCTTAGCAACCGAATTCATTACACTGGCAATACGTCCAATGTCACGTAAGTTCTCTACAGTGTAGCCTTCTGTCTTCAATGTTTCATAGTGTGCCTTAACACAAAAGTGACATTTGCCAACAATACTAGCTGCCAAACTAAATGCTTCAAAGTTTGACTTTGTAGTTCCACCATGACTAGCGATAGCATTCATACGTAACTGTGCTGGCAATCCTTTAAGAGCAGGATCATCAGCCATTTCAATATATGGATACCATACATTGTTCTGTGCCATAATGCTTGCGGCTGTCATTGCTGAATCTGCGTGAACAGGAGCATCAGCTAGTAATACAGCCAGTACCTTACCGTTACCAGTTGCGGCCAACGCGGCTACAGCACAACCCATGGCCACATCAGCATCTAATGTACTACGCAAAAGGACTGCATCCAAGTTTAACTTAGTGTCCTTTGCGTAGTCTGGCAACGCTTCTTTGATAGCGTCGATGAATGCCATTATAAAGTCTCTCCGCCTACTGTACGGTTACACGCACATAGCTCGCCAGTTTGCAATGCGTCTAGTACACGAAGTGTTTCTTCTGGGCTACGACCAACGTTCAAGTTGTTGACAGTAACGTGCTGAATGACATTATCAGGATCAACAATAAAAGTAGCACGAAGAGCTGCTCCGGCGGGCGCATAGAATACACCAAGCTGATTAATTAGACTCAAGTCTTCCATAGTCTCATCATTCCAACGCTGTGTGTCAGCAAACTGAGTGTGAGTAATTTTCTTCAAATCAGCGTGTGCATTTTGCCAGCTAACTTTACAGAACTCGTTGTCTGTACTACCTGTTAGCAACACTGCATCACGATCAGCAAAGTCACTGGCTAGTTTGTCATAGGCTACAATCTCTGTAGGGCAAACGAATGTGAAGTCCTTTGGATAGTAAACGATTACTTTCCACTTACCAGCAAATGATTCATCTGTAATTTCAAAGAAAGCATCTTCTGGTTGTCCTGGCTTAACACCTGTTACTGCAAATTTTTCTAGTTTATGTCCAACTGTTTTCATATCTTCTCCTTGTGTGTGTTGAAAACCTTAAGAATAAGAATTTTATTCATACTCTTATTATACATGTAATTATCCTATTAATCAAACGAATTAATAGGTTTTTGCTATTTTATTTTTCAATGATGTTCATTGAACAAATTAATGATCAAACACTTACGCTGATGTACTCGTAGTTGATTGTTTCTTCATTTTCACGGAAAACAACTGCACCATTCTTTAAATGGAATCGGCGAGCCATTTCTGTTTTAGGACTTAGTGTAACGAATCTTGTTATAGTTGGGAATGTTTGCTTGATTTGACGCACGGTCTCACGTAAGAGTTCAACTCCAGCACCAGGAGCGTAACTCCAAATGGTGTAAAAAATTGCTGTAGTTGGAACATTTGATTCCTGGACCAATTCACTTACTGAACTAGGAATAAAATCGTGTAAGCTAACGCAAACGATAGCTTTAGGTTTATCTTCTTCTACAAGAGTACTCACAAATTTATGCTTACCAATTCTAAAATCAACAGACAACTCAGGGCGAACTGGGTCGTCCTTGATGTAATCTAAAATCGGATTAGTGATGTCTTGTATTAAAGTTAGCATATAATCTTACTTATACCTAATGTAAGAAAACTGCTAGTTTAATGAAAAACCCTGAAGCAAGTATTATATACTATGTTCAGGGCCGTGTTTCTTGGAGCGGGAGACGAGGTTCGAACTCGCGACATTTACCTTGGCAAGGTAATGCTCTACCAGCTGAGCTACTCCCGCATAAAGTGTTGTCCCAAATATTCGTCTAGATGAATAATGTTACAACCTGTTGTTACGTTCTTACGAAGATAGGCGACAATACCTTCGTCACTTTCTACAAATGTCTGTATGTCTGTATTGCTATTTAAAACACTGGCTTTGTAAGCACCGCCAGTTTCGTTAGTACGTTCGTGAAACAATTGCGCTGGCAATGGAAACAAGTATTTGTTACACCATGTCCAAGTGATATTTCTATATTCGGACGGTCTAGCTGTAATAATTGCGTATTCTCCTTTTGGATTAAAGATTGGACGCATATACATTGTAAGTCCGTAAAAATCTTCTAATCCTTTGATAAAAGGAATTTGATCACAGTCCGGAACTAAAACTCCGTCTAAATCAAATGCAATCTGTAACTGTTTTGAATTTGTTGTCATCTCTAAACCTTACGCCACGTTCGTCAATTGAGATTGGCTTAAAAAAGCAAGCCATATCATCAGCCCAAAAGTCTAACATTTTTCCATACAAACAAGCCTTGTCTGGACAAAATAAATCAAGCATTACGCAACCAAGAGTATACTCAATAGTTGGATTGTGCTCTTTCATAAAACTATGAATTTGTTTTTGAGTGCCACCACTCACAAAATTTTCATCAATAAACACGATTCGTTTGCTAGTGCTTTTTGCAGGAACAAAATGTCCGTGTTTGGGATTGTAATAACCCAAATCTAAATTTAATTTTTGTGCAATAAATGTAGCGAAAGGCATGCCACTTCTGGCCACGCCAATAATTTCATCTGGATTGTATTTGGCTACTTTTTCCATCAATGCATCACAATACTGCATCATTTCATCATAGCCAATTGATCTTGCTGGTAACGGGTAATCTTCTTTAGTCATGTAGTAATTATAGCGCCTTTAGAAATGTTTGTCAAATAATTTGGTGGGTCCTGCCAGGTTCGAACTGACGACATTCTGCGTGTAAGGCAGACGCTCTACCAACTGAGCTAAGGACCCAAATTCTTTACTTAGATCTATCTGCAAGGTCTTTATAGCCGGCCCAACTAGGATGGATCCCGTCTGCTTGTAATCTTGAAATAGGTAACACTACATCTCCGTATTGTGCCGCTACCTTTTTAACAGTCTCTTGAATGTCTTCAATTTTAACATTACTCTTTGGATGATTGCCAGCAGGCAGTACCCAATAGACTCTGTCAGCTTTGGTCAGCTCACGGATTGTCTGCAATTCTTTTTCAGTTTTAACACCTTTGTGGTCATTACTGCCCAAACTGATAATAACAGACTTTGCTTGTAGTGGTGTATGTTGAATGTTTTTATTAACCCATTGCCAACTGTTAATACCACCTTTGGAATACGACACACATTCTTTACGAACGTTGGCTATACCTACTGCAATACTATCACCTACAATTAAACACTCTAACATAATATCCTCATTAAAAATGGTTGCGGGACTTGGATTTGAACCAAGGATGGCAAAGGCTTATGAGACCTCGCTGGTGACCGGACCCTTCCCGCGATAAATTAACCTGTACGTTGGATAATGTGATATCCAAATTGTGTTTGTACTGGCATACTGATTTCGCCAACTTTAAGAGCAAATGTTGCATCTTCAAATGGCTTTACCATCATTCCAGGACCAAACTCGCCTAAGTCGCCACCACGGGCACTACTTGGGCAACGACTTTTTTGCCTAGCAATACGGGCAAAATCTTCTTGTGAAGTCAGTTGAGTTTTAACCAATTCAGCTTCACTTAGTGTTTCACACAAAATATGACTTGCTTTAACTTTCATTTTCTTCCCTTAGTATAAACGTCTAAATGGCATGTTCCATGTAGACTTAAATTTTTCAAATTCTTCTTCCTCTTCAAAGAAGACATACATTTTATCATGACTTAGTGTGCATTTAACATTTCTATTTTTCATTTGCCAAAATAAAAAGTCACCATGCACCCTAGGTCTGCGTCCTGCTTTGTCTTCATTGATTGAACAAATTTCAATTTTGATCATTTACAAAAGACCTCAAAGTTTTTAGTGTAACTTCAACATCTCCCCTATGCAATATTGCAAAACCACCACGACCATTCCATTCATCAATATTAGACTGTCTGTCATCTATCAATATATCGCCTGGCTTTGATCTAATTTGTTTGTCTCGACTATACGGACCAATCCAAACTGGAATCATGGGGAAATAATTTTGTGCCCATAAAACTTTATCATATGGCGCCCAAGGAAAATCATTATTCTGTGGCAGAGCTGATAAAAATTTTACATCCATTTCTTTTTGATGTGCAATATGTAACACACTTGTTACTAGATGTTTTGCATCTTTACACAACGGCAAATCTCTATAGAATCTAGGATAGTTTAATATTTTACGCCAATCTTCATCTGGATATCTGCTATAAGGCTCACGGGTATAGCCAAGTATCTCTGACACTTTAGCATCAAAGTCTGCTACTACTCCGTCCATATCTAAATAGATTGTGTTCATTGAACTTCCTTTATCTTGGCTCCCCAGCGTGGGCTCGAACCACGGACCAATTGATTAACAGTCAACTACTCTACCACTGAGCTACAAGGGAATAAAACTTTATAAAAACTCTCTGCGGCGCTTGAATCCACGGTAGCCCCACTCTTCATGGCCGGTCCTTGCATTGGTCGACATTGACAAGTATCTCGGTGTTCCATTGTAGCTACTACAAAGAGTTTATATAAAGTGTCTAGCTACCTACACCACATAGGCCCTAAACTGAGTTGTTACCCTGTCCACACGTTTTTTCTTCTGGAAGGAGTGTAGGTCTCCACCCTAGGCTGTTTTCAGGATCTCCGAAAGGGAGACTGTAAGGTCAGGTCCTAGTGTACCCCCTGTTCTATCGTTTCAGGGACGCTATTTCTTTAACGTAGAAATAGTAAGACGGGTTATCTTATAATGTTAAATTTCGATTAGTAAACGCGGCAACTGCACCAAAACTTGATCCAGAATCTCCAGGAAACTTTGGAACAGTACAGTTATCAAAATGTAAACTTAACATGTCTTGTGCAGGCTTATTATAAGCACACCCACCTGTAAAAATAACATTATTTGATTTAGTCAACTGTTTTGCTCGTTGTGCTAATCTAGATATTTCGTTCTCAAATACAAACTGAACACTTGCCGCAATGTCAGCACGTTCATGATCTTCAAATTCCCAATCGTTAATTCCAATGTGACAGTTTTCAGTTAAGTACTTTGCAACTCTATTTACAAATATAGGCTTCCCAGTTAGTGCAAGTTGAGTGAGCAAATTTTCTTCCTTAACAGGTATAAATCCTAACATATCTGTAAAAGCAGAATAAAATAACCCTAAACTATACGGATAACGGTCACTCCACAATTTTGTAAGTGTATTTTTCTTTCCGTGCCATATACTAATTGTTTCCCATTCACCAATAGCGTCTGCTACTATAACTGCGGCATCTTCATAATTACTTGTGTAATATGCTCCTGCGGCATGACTATGATGGTGAGAAACATACACAACTTTACAATTTCCTAATCCTAAACTACTTAGATAACAACTAGGCAACTTGTCAATATCAAATGCTTCTGCATACTGTCCTGCATATAACTGTCTTGTCTTTTTAAGCCAAGGCTTTTCGTACCATACAATTAAATTTGGATACCCATGTTCTAGTGCTCGTTTGATTATTTCTTTTTCTAAATAATATCCTGAGCGTTCATGAAAAATAACTTTGCCATTTTCCACAACTGCTAACGAACTATCGTGATTTAAGGAATTAATTCCGTATATGATCATTTGTAAATGAATGGATCTTTTTTCTTAATTTCTCTTAAACGTTTTCTGTATAGAAATTCTAATTTAATACGCATTATAAAATTTTTTATCCAGTTCATGTTTAATTGACTCTTTATGTTTATTTAAATTAACTGATTAAATTTTTTATCAATTAATTCAAGTGCAAGTGAATGTGACATTTCTAATGGATGTCCTAAAGGACCAATAGTGTGATCACTATCTTTTGCCCATTCATAAAAACTCTTTCCATTTGGGAATAAAAACCAATTGTCCCAATCAATTAGATTATACAATACTTTGCAATCTTCGTCAACTAGTTGCAAATCAAAATCCCCATTAGGAACAAATATGTAAGGAATGTTTTTACTTTTCAAATACTGTTGCAATAATATAATTGCTTTTAATGTTGTATAAACTTCGGCAGTTTTAGACATAAATGCTATGTGTGACATTGCATAGTTTTGTACTACATCATTAAAATTTGTTTTTATTCCGCCTAAATCCCAACCTACCAAAGCAGGGTTATCCCATCCTAATTGGTACCAGTGGTCTTTAATATATATTTCTTGTCTACTTGCAAATGTCCAACCTACTAGAATAATTTTATCTTTAGATATTGTTTCACAAGTATTAATCACAGTCCTTGCAATAGCACTATTACTATAACCACATTTTGCTACGGATAGATATTCTAAATTATATTTAGATGCCAATAATGCAGAGTAAGTCAAATTGCTTGCACAATCTTCAGACCAATCTGCTAACTCTTGACCATCCAAAAAACTATCACCGCCTGTAATTAATTTCATATTATCCTTGGAGCGGAGTGAGAGAATCGAACTCTCGACCGAAGATTGGAAATCTGCTGTTTTACCATTAAACTAACCCCGCATTACTTGGTGGACCGTCCCGGGATCGAACCG